ACGACGAAACCTCGCTCTCCGTCTCCAAAAAATAAGAAAAGCTAAAAACTACGGGGTGTAGCGCAGATGGTAGCGCGCATGGTTCGGGACCATGAGGCCGCTGGTTCAAGTCCAGTCACTCCGACCATAAAGAAACCATAATATTGATACGAAAAATATCGGTATTATGGTTTTTTTATTGCCGAAATAGGGGTATTTTACCCTTTTTTATAGGTTTTGCACCAAAAATTAGGGCTTGGCGGGTGGTATTGACGAATCGGCAGATATGGCTATTAAGTCTGCTACCGATATGACAAAGGACTTGAACTCCGTGTTTGGGGACTTGTCGGCAGACCTTTCCACTGCTTTGCCTGAAACCATTGATGTGAACGCAGTAAAATCCACAACCCTTGATGGTGCTAGTGGTGTAGGCGGCGGTGGCTTTGTGCTTCAGCTTAGCATTGGAACTTTTAATAACTATACAAACGAGGATATAACCGAACTCACAAATGAAATAATGCAAACGGCAGGAGCGTTTATGAAACGAAAGGAGGTGGTATTCGGATGAATTATTTTGTTTATAACGGTGTTCGTTCTACTGATATGGGTGTGCGAATTATGTCGAAAAATATATTCTCTGCACCCAAGTATGACTTGACTTTTCAAGCAATACCGGGACGGAACGGTGACCTTATAAACCCAAGTGGTCGCTTTCCTAACGTGACAGTCAGTTATACTTGTTTCCTTCCTGCGAAAAGCATAGGCGAACTTGCAGAAAAAATTACAAATTTGAAGGCTTGGCTCTATACCGAACCCGATAGATATCATATCTTGACGGATAGTTACGATACAACCTTCCAACGCAAGGCAGTTTTTAATAATAAACTCGATATTGCTGACGAAATCAATAAAATCGGTACTTTTACCGTTAATTTCTCTTGTCAGCCGTTGAGGTTTTCAATTGCCGGGCAGAAGAAAAGCAGCCATACGGCAACGAGCTTTTCTCTTACAAATCCGTATCCGTTTGCTGCTAAACCGTATATCAAGGTACACGGAAGTGGTAGTGGAAGGCTTATCGTTCAATCGGGTACATATAACGCAATATGGTCTTTCTTGGCTATTGACGGCTATGTGGAATGCGACTCTGAAATGATGAACTTTTACAAGGATACGGTGCTTAAAAATGACACGGTTGAGGGGGACGGTTTCCCGCTTTTGCATAAAGGCAAAAACACCATTACCTTTGACGGTGGCATAACGAAAATAGAAATTATGCCGAGGTGGGTGTGCATATGATTCCAATTCTATATAAATCAGATACTACGAACTTTGCCACCTACGGCATCGGTACGCTTACGGATACGATTTCCTGTGAGGTTACCGAGGAGCGTAATGGTGTATACGAATGCGTGCTAAAGTATCCTGTCACGGGTGTGCATTTTGGTGAGATTAAGAAGGAAAGGCTCATAAAAGCCAAGCCTAATGATACCTCCAAGCCACAAGCCTTCCGTATTTACAGGATAACAACGCCACTCAACGGCATTGTAACAATCTATGCCCAGCACATTTCTTATGACCTTATAGGAATTCCCGTGCCGATGTGTTCCACAGCACCTATGATGCCACAACTTTTGGCAGATCAGCTATTCGCATCGGCACTTGTACCTCATAATTTTACCTTCAAAACCGAATATAAACTCCCTCAAAGGTGTGAAATTGCAAAGCCTAAAAACCTCCGAGCCGTGCTTGGCGGTTCTGGTGGTTCTTTCCTTGATATTTGGGGTGGTGAGTTTGAGTGGGATAACTTTGATATTATCCAACATAAAGAGCGTGGCGCAAATAATGGTGTTGTAATCGAGCATGGCAAGAACCTCACCAAGCTGGAACAGGATAGCGACATTAGTGAAGTATACACCGACCTTTTGCCTTTCGCAGTTTCAACGGACGAAGAAGGGGTGGAAACGGTGGTTACTCTTTATGAGCAGACCTTACCGATAACAAAAACAACCCTTACGCAAAAGAAAATACTCATTAAGGATTTTACCGATTCGTTTGAAGAGGGTGAAAACATACATCACAACGAGCTAAGGCTCAAAGCCAAGGACTATATTTCAAATAATCCTCTCGGCATAGAAACCCCGGCACTTACAATATCCTTTGCTGCTCTTTGGAAACAACCCGAATATCCTGCGATACTTGAGCGTGTTTCACTGTGCGACACAGTAACGGTAAAACACACGGACTACGGCATTTCGGTTAAGCAGAAGGTTATCAAAACGGTGTACGATTCCTTGCTTGAAAAGTACATCTCGATTACACTCGGTGCGGCAAAGTCCAACTTTATAAACGAGGTTTCAAGCACTAAGGCGGCAATGGAAACCGTAACAAAAACGGTAGACCGAATGCCTACGCTTGTTAATGCTGCGATTAATAACGCAACAAAGCTTATTACCGGGCAAAAAGGTGGTTACGTCATTCTTAATGGCGATAGCGACACAAGTATGCCGTATGAATTGCTTGTGCTAGACCAACCGAATATTGCCGATGCTGTGAATGTGTGGCGGTGGAACGTTGGTGGTCTTGGCTTTTCTTCTAAAGGCTATAACGGTCCCTATGAAACGGCAATCACGGCAGATGGTCAAATTGTAGCCGACTTTATTACTACGGGGACGCTTTTAGCCGATGTTATCAAGGCAGGTAAAATCACCTCTAAGGATGGCTCGTCTTATTGGGATATAGATACAGGTGAGATAGTAATCAAAGCCTATGCTACAAGCGATGCTCTGAATAAAGCGGTGGATAGCCTGGAAGGTGATATTCAAAAGGCAGAAACCACCTTCACGCAAACGGCAAATGCTATTTCTGCAAGGGTTACTACCAATGAAAATAACATCTCTGCCTTAACCGTATCCACAGGTCAAATTGTGGCAAGGGTTACTACGGCGGAAGGTAATATTTCTTCACTTACTACGGATGTTAGCGGTATAAAGACCCGTGTGTCTAATGTGGAAGGTGACGTCTCTGCGATAGAACAGAATGTCACTAGCATTACCTCTAGGGTTACTACTGCCGAGGGGGATATTTCCTCTTTGGAAACAAGCGTGAGTGGTATTTCTACAAGAGTATCCACGGCGGAAGGTAATATTTCAACTCTTACGCAAACGGTAAGTGGGTTTAGCACTAGAATTTCTACGGTTGAAGGTAATGTTTCTACCATTTCGCAAAGTGTATCAAGTCTTACAACCCGTATTGAAACGGCAGAGGGCGATATTTCAACGCTTGAGCAAACCACAACTTCGCTATCGGCAACAGTATCCTCAAAGGTGAGTTCGTCGGGTGGCAGCTCATCTTCCTTCGGTTGGAGCTTGACAAGTAGTGGATTCTATCTCTATTCCAACAGTACAACCGTTATGTCCGTTACAAGTTCGGGACTCTCCGTTAGTGGTTCGGTTACTGCGACATCGGGTACGATTGGTGGATTTACTATCGCCTCTACCAAGCTTTATAAAACCAAAACGGCATATAACAATACAACCGCAGGTGTTTACCTGGGTACGGACGGTATCGGTCTTGGTGAGGGTTCGTTTTATGTAACCTCGGCGGGTTATCTCTATGCTGCAAGTGGCAAAATCGGTGGTATGAACTTGACGGCAAATCAGATGTACTCCAATAACTTTATTTTGGGTACGGTTTATGATGCAAATGATACCTCAAAGTCTTTTACTACGCTTTCCTTTGGTTCAACGAGTGGTTCAACATTTACGGCAACTACCGTCCTTACGAACAGCGGTTGCTATATGCAAGCTCTTTCAAGTCCTGCTATAACGTGCGGCATAATTACGGCAACTGCCATCATAGCCGACCCCGGCATAAGTGCAACAACTGGCTTTTATTTCGGTTTTTCGGGTGGCTCGGTTCAGTACCGTGCGGAACTCTCGTGGAGTGGGCAGATGCTTTACTTGAAGATTTACAACGAGGATGGAGTGCAGACCGCTTTGGCAGAGGCTAAATCGTTTACTGTTCACTATGCTTGTATTTGGGGTAAGGATACCACTTGGACGGCAACCGTGGCCAAGGGGGCAAGTAGCACATCTCACGATACAAATGCTTTCTGGGGTATTGACTACGCAACCTTCAACTATTCAAGCTCAAACAAATCACAGCACACCCTTTATTTTACAATTTCGGGTACAAGTGCTGCTACAACTATAACGAGCTACGGACACATCGTTCCGTGGTTTGATAACACCTACGATTTAGGCTCAGCGGCATATAAGTGGCGCAATATTTATGGACAATCAGGCACTATCAACACCTCTGACAGAAGTGAGAAATTTGATGTTCAGCCGCTTGCCGATGTGTATAGCATTATCTTCGATAGTCTTATCCCTGTTACCTTCAAATACGTGGAAAATACAAGTGATAGAACGCACATCGGTCTTGTGGCGCAAGATGTCAAGGACGCGGTGCTAGCGGTGGGTCTTACCACAAAGGAATTTGCAGGCTATTGCGAATGGGAAAAGGACGATAAAAGCCTTGGTTGCGGCTTGCGATATAGTGAGTTCGTGGCTATGAATATCTATGAAATCCAAAAACTCAAAGCTCGGGTGAAGGAGCTTGAAGAAAAATTAAAAATTACGGAGGAAACGAACAATGAAAATTAAGGACATTTTGATAGCAAACGAACCTCTCAAGCGTTTATGCGACAGACGGCTTGCAAGCTATAAGAAAATGCGAGAGCTTGCTAGGCTGCGTAAGGCGGTTGAGCAAGAGGTGGAGTTTTACACTGCGGAGGAAACGAAGGCGGTTAGTATTTACGCAGAAGTGGATACGAACGGTGCGCCTATTTTCCTTGAGGACGGTAGACTCCGTTTGAAGGATATGGAGTCCAAGATTGCTTTTGAAAAGGAAATCGAAAAGCTCCGTGATACCGAGGTGGACGGCATCGAGCCTGTTACTCTTTGCGAGAGTGATTTCCGTTCTGGTGACGATTTGCCTACGGTAAGTGAAATGATAGCTCTTGAGCCACTTGTGGTTTTTGAGGAGTAAAGGAGGTACTTATGGGTGAAACGATTATAACCGTTGCATCGGTCATTACGGCTATCGGTGTAATTTTTGGCGTTATTTTTGCAATTTACAAATGGTACTTAAAGCAAGAAAAACAGGATAAGGACATCAAGATAATCAAGGAGGAGCAGTTCCTTCTTACCAAGGGTGTCCTTGCTTGCCTTAAGGGTCTGCAAGAACAAGGCTGTGACGGTCCCGTTACTACGGCTATTACGCAGCTTGAAAACCACATAAATAAACAAGCACATAAATAAAAGGAGGATTGTGTTATGGAAAATTTAGCAACTATTAGTGTACCTATTATCGTTTCGGTGGTATATGCACTCATTTCGGTGATTACCAAGGCGGTAAACAACAGCGAGAAGTTCAAGCGTTTTATTCCGCTTTTGGCATTGATTATCGGTGCCGTTCTCGGTGGTGTGCTTTATGCCTTTGAGCCGCAGCTCATTGGTGCAACGTCCGCTATTACTGCCATTCTGATTGGCGGTGCGAGTGGTCTTGCCGCAACTGGTACGGATCAGGTTGTAAAGCAGCTCACTAAACCCGATACAAACGATAAAAAGTAACAAACATTTGAGCCTACTTGGGATTTTTTCCTGGGTAGGCTCTTTTTTTATTTCAATAGCAATAGTTAGAGGTTGAAAAATTCATAAAAAAAATATGATATAATAAACTCACCGATAAATAAGAATTTGACAAAGGAGGGATAGAATTGAAAAGAACTATTCGTGATAATATTAACCCACCATACTCTTTACACGATATGAATGTAATTTCATTTGAGGTTACTGATAATGATATTGTTATGAGAACGCAATCGGGTATGGTTGAGACCACTACCCCTTACAGACAACTCGATGGATACATTGAGTTCCACAATGTTCAATGGGATTTTAGTTATGTGTATCTGCTTGGTGTTACAGGTAATATAGGCACATTCACAGGCGAAAAGTTGTCTTTGAAAGACTTCATTGAAAGATATAAACAGTTTGGTTTCTCCATTATGGACGAAACCTATGGCTACAACATGACAAAATACTGTGGTTATCTTTTGGCTAATCGACAGCATTGTGAATGTATTGTTGAGATATACCATGAGGGAGATATGGTATTTGTTACAGAGGATTAACCAATGGTATGCCGCCCAAAGGACGGCCTTTTTATTTTTGATTGTGCCTCGGAAAATACTGCAAATCCACTGCCTTAGCGGAATTTGTCGGATTTTTCCAAAAATGGGATTTATGAGGGAAGAAACTTGATTTTTTATACAAAAAGCCCATTGACATTT